AGTATATATCACCCCCGCATTTTTTAGATCAGGTATTATACTCTCTTGGTGGAAAAAAGTCAATCTTTTTCTGAGATTTCTTCTTCTTTGGGTTTGCGCTGAATAGCGCCTTCGTAGTAGGCTATGATTGCTTGTTGTTGTTGCAAGAATCTTCGGATCTCTGCAATGTTAAGTGCGAGAGTTTCGTATGATCTTACGCTCAGAGCATAAAATACCCACTCTTGACCATTGTCTTTTTTGTATTGTTCAAGAAAGGTGTCCCAGTTCTTTTCGGTCACCACGTAGATTCTGGGGTGACTCAAATTCACTGGTTTGGGAGCAACCTGTATCGGTATCTTCTTCTCGACAAATTTGGTCTTTACGACCACTTCTGGTTCCGGTGGTTGCCTACCGAGTAGGGAACAACCACTAATCAGAGGAAGGGATAGGAGCAGAACCGCTAATAGTTTCAATGTCGTTCCATACTTTCTTTGTTGCATTATTTACTCTCGTTTCAATCAGTCCAGGCTTTTTCAAACTGAGCAGTGTGAGGTCATGTCTTTGCAATTTGCCCCGTAGATTGTCAGTGTAGACTTCAGCCTGTTGTAAGTTTATTTGTAGTTCTTGGTTTCGTTCTGTCATCTCTTGTGCAAAGAGTTGCGCTTCCTCTAGCGCCTTCTGGTTCTCTTCCGCGACAAGTTTGAGTTTGGTATTGTTCTCGCGCAGAGTTTGGATACGCTCTTTCATATCATTATACTCGCGGTAGACGCCAAAGGCAACAGCACCGACCAGACCGAATATGAAAATAAACAAATAGACCCTAATCAAGTGCCTTTGCTCCTACTTTTCTGTGTCCATTCCATGCAACAAACCCACCGACACGCAGTGACCAGTATGCAAGATTGTTTAGAAAGTGAAAGCCGTTCTGTTCGATGTTGATGTCACGGAACAGTTCGTCAGCTTCTTTTTGTGTCATGGGGTCTGTGGTGGACTTCTTGCCCTTCTTCAACAGCACGGTGTATTTGTAGACATAGTCATGAACCAGTCCACCTATCAGGAGTACACCCACGGGAGACAACCATGATCGTAGGAACTTGGGAATTGATGCGCCGTCGAATACAAACCCTTTTGGAACAACATAGTTCTGTTCATTGACCGTAAACTGCCAGTCCTTGGTGATCTCCCAAGTGCGAGACCCCGTCAACCATAACCAGATTGCACCCCAGAAACCTTTACCAGCTGTTTCAATTGTGATGGGTTTCATCTGGGGCATCTCTTTGAATGACAGTCCTACGATGTCTTCTTCTTGATCAACACCGAATAGGTTGATGATCCACCCTACGATAATCAACACACCAGCGAGTGTGAATTGCCACCATGTGGTCAGTTGGTCAATGATAAACTCCATTTACTTACTCCAGTACTTTCTCGATTCTTCTTGTTTACTTATAAAGCGTTTCAAGACATCCGGTCTCTCGTCGCGTTTCTTTTTCTTCTTGAGATGCACCGGAACAATCTTTTCGGGGTTGTCCCCCGCTCCAGCGACTGATCCTGTGGCAGTCATCTCTTCGTTGAACTCTTTGAATCCTTTCATCGTGTTATTTCCCCAGTGGAAAAGTAGACCCACTGTTTAGAGTTTAGATGCATTCCTTTATAGATGTCTATACCCAATACCTCAGAGATCGGCTTGGAATCACCCTCGAAGATCCTTACCTTGTCATCTTTCTTCACAATATCTTCGCAGTCTTGTGTGATTGTGTCGTACTTGAAACGATATATGCCAGGCCCGATTTGTTTGTCCTCTAGCATGAACCACTGAGAATCTTCTGCGAGAACATCAAGGATATCGATCCCAGTCTCTTTGTGAATCTGCATAAGTTTAGAATTGGGTAGTTGACCATGTTCTTTGATCAATAGAAGTGCGGCACCATACCGTGCAACCACGGATTGTCCGCCAGGCGCCTTCGCCATGATACGCTTGAGATTGAACACCAGTCGATGGAATGGGGTGTAATGGTCACGATAAGCTGCACGGTCATCAGTACTATTCGTATTGAAGTCCTTGCGTTTCTTCCCGTCCTCATCGACGATACCTGCCTTGTATGCGTCAGTGTCCGTAAACGGAGTGACCAACAATTTCAGGAACCGGATCGTGTATACGAGGTCTGCTGCTGTTTTTAGTAATCCCATATGTCTATTTATACGTTTTTGATCTCACGCAATCGTTCAACTACCAAAGTATCCATTTCAATATTGGTATATTCGGTATTTTTAATTGCGTTGAGGAATATTAAAAAGGGTTTTAATGTGCCCCAGTGTTCAAGTTCAATCTTGAGTTCTAGGATGTTTAGTCCAGCCTCGAAACCAAATACATTAAATATTACGATGAGATGATTGAGGAGGAGGCGTTCAGATAATACACCAGTATCACGGTAACGATTAAGTAATCGTTTGATGTATTTGAACTTCTTTAGATCTTCAAAAAACTCTTCACTATCGATACATCTAGGATTATGATAGTTCTGAGCGGCATATACCGTTACATTGTCTTTGGTGAGTTTCATCATATAACTACTTATATGACTATTTCAAATGCCCCCTTGCGGGGGCGCATAAATTATTTTCCAGAGAGAATATCTCTGGTCTTTTCCAGTAGAGTCTTCTTGCTTTCACGGCGATCAAGTTCGACACCATATTGGCGACTGACCGCCTCAAGTTCTAACTTGTTCATATCTTCGAGAGGCTTGTTACCAATCGGAGCCTCGGTCAAGACTTGCGGAGCAGTCACTTCAGGGACTTCAGTCAAGACCTTTGCAGTCTTACCGTAGAACTCATCAATCTGCGTCTGAGAGAATCCACCGGATGAATACAATTCACCTGATACCGGATCTTCCCAACCACGTACAGTAGGAACTGCGTTTGAACACCACGCTGGAGCTTTGATTGTCATATTAATATCCTCGACGTTTTGCCATTCGTTCTAAGAATGCCTTTGCTTCCTTAGTACGAGCATCATAGGCCTTCTTTTCTTTCTCGGTGTCGCGCTTCATCTCACCAGCGAGGTGTGCACGTGCCATATCAACAAGAGATACAGAACCGTTCTGAGTTGCGGCATCAACTACCATCGCCTTTTCTTCGATGGTCTCGACACACTCACCGCAGCAATCTTCGGTGCCACAGTTCTCGTGTTCTTCTTTGACTGGCGCTTCAGTTGACTTGACCACATTGGTATCACCAGCGGGATTGTCTTGTGGACGTTTACCGGACTTAGCCTTAGTTGCTTGTCCAGCCTTAACAGCAGTCTCGTGGGTCTCTTCTTCGTCCTTTACCTCAACCTTATGCTTATCGGCAAACTCTTTAGACTTAGGAGATTCCTTGTCCATGATACCTTCAGGTTTGGTAGCACCTTTAGTCTCTTTGCGTTCACCCAGAAGGTTCTCGAACATACTTAGAAGCTCTTCGGTTGCTTCACCGATCTTAGAGATCTCAGCAGTCTTGGCATTAGAAGCGACTTTCTTTTTATCGTCTTTCTTACCAGCAACTTCAGGTTTCTCTTCTTCGTCATCTGACTCTTCTTCACCTTTGTCTTCAGAATCTTTCTCTTCACCATCTTTCTTAGGTGGGAAAGGTTTCTTCTTCTTAGGTTCGTCAGACTCTTCTTCGTCACCTTCTTCTTCTTTTACAGAATACTTCTTACCAGCAACTACGAACTCGTCATCACCTTTCTTCTTAGCAGCATTGAGTGCTTTGGTGAATGCGTTACCTTCTTCTTTATCTTTGTTCTTTGCTGGTTTCTTACCACCATCGATGGCATCATCGGTAGCAGCACGGCGCTTGTGTAGATACTCGTCTGAGGAATCTACATCACCGTCATTGTCGATGTCTTTGTCCTTACGATCTTTGAACTTCTTGTCGTTCTCTTTATCGTTAACAGGATCTAGTTTTTTCTCACCAAGATTAGCATTCACCACGGAGGCCCATGCAGCACCTAGTTTTTCGATATCAGATGTTTTCATTTTGTCTCCGTTACATCCAGAAGTATTTAACTATTGCACCTATAACGGCGATAGTTATAACGTACACTACTTTATTTATAATGGCAACCGTTCTCGCGTTGTCATCTACCTTTTTCTCTATATCATCTAACTTGGCGGAGAATCTATTCATCCGGTCAAAGTTGTTATGGTTGTTCTTCTCTATGGCAATCAACTTCTCTTCAGCCCGTGCAAGACTAATCATTGCTTCGGATAGTTTATCTATCTTCTCTTCAATGCGATTTAGTCGAGTTGAGTCTGTCTCTCGTTGTGTTGCCATGTTTCAGTACTACCCATTTAGATAAAGTCTAACTACTATTTATAAGACTGCGATTCTTTAATCGATACTCACAGATCTTATACTGCCAATGTTCTGGGATTCTCATCCCCAAATACTCACCCACCCGAGCGAGTTCTTTTACTGTCCCCGTCGAGTCAAACAACAACTCATACGGATCGACCATTAGAAAGTCATGGTCATCTGGGATAGTCTCCATGTACACATGAAAGTAATGTGCCATGGACTCCCAAGGTCTATTCCAAAACTGGTCTACATCTAGTATCCCATCGTCAAGCATGGCCTGACCCTGAGCATGATCTGATGGTTTCACCAGTTTCAGTTTCGCTAGACGTTCTGTAAATTCAAGACTCTTTCTGTTTCGAGGCATGAATATGATCGTCTTTGTCTCGTCCCAATCACTCCAGAGATAGTCAGACCAGAACTCTTGGTTGAGGACAAACCCGTAACCATGATCCAATCTAACATTCCAAAGTTTTTCGTTCCACTCAGGCTTCTGAACTTTCCGAGGATCGTTCCTAGTCACCTCTATCTCGTGTGACTGGTAATCCTCTCGTTTCAGAAACCAGCGTTCTGTATTCCTTTCCTTATGTAAAGGTTTCTCAGCGACCTCATCTAATTGCTGTAACAAACCACCGAAAAACTCACCACCAGCACCACCACGGTACAATACATTTATAATCTTCACTGACCGTCATATATCCTTAAAACTAGGTCACCTTCGCCTTTTAATATTCTATGGTATTCCATTGCTGGTATACTATAACTATGTTGTTCCATCAATTGCATAGGCTCTTGATTGTCAAACTGTAGTTTCCAGTTGTAACCCTCTAGCACAATGATTCGTCTCTTTTCTTTATCCCTGTGCCAGACTAACTCTTCTTCGTTGACATCTTTACTGAAGGTTCTGATACTTCCATGAATCACCTTCAGTTCATTGTAGGGGGTTACCAAAAGAAACTCCCACCACCGGACAGTCCTAATTGCTTGGCATAACGAGGCAAACGACACGCCCAGTATGCTGCTGTAGTCTTGTCATTCTGTTGGTCACACTTGTGACGAGCAGCAAATGACTTACGTGCCTTCGGATCATTCAACTTGACCTTGAGTCCAGTCGTATCACCCCAAGACACCTTCTTGATATTACCTGTGGACGGATCTTTGACGTACACATAGTACTTCTTCGGGCCACCCGCCTTCGGTTTGTTCAGTTCTGGTTGTTTCTTCTCTGCTTCAAAGATGCAGTCCAGCGCAACATTCTCGCCATTGAACTCAGCAAACTCACCAAGGTTAGACTCCATGATGTCTACCTCGTGGGGTTGTACTTGCAGTTCACCATTGTGATACTGTTCGCGTAGGTCACGCCAGTACTCAAAGTACTTCTCTGATCCCACACGGAAGATATTGTTCTCTACCAGATCTGACTCTGATCCGCAGTCACAATGTTCGTTAAATGTTCTCATTAGATTCGTGACTCATTAACAAGAACACCTTCAGCAAAGATTGAACCAAAGGTTGAACCAGATAGTGACCTCAATTGAAGTGCAACATCTGTCTTCTCATCATACTTAAAGGGTGATACTCTTACAATATTCATGTTCTCAAAGAATGTGGTATCAGCGACACGAAGGTCTCGTCCATTAGAAGACTCTACAAAGTTTCTAAATCTTGCCGCTTTACCACCATTCGCATCAGTGCAAAATGCATCAATACGCTCCAGAAGAAAACAATGTCCCTTTGGAACTGTATATATGGATGCTTGATTTCTTCCTGTTCCAGCGAGAATCTTAGCATATGTTACACCCGTATTAGAAATTGTTATATCACCAGTCGCATTACCAGCAGTAATAACAGCATCATTGATACGGAAATATTGATTTGTTGTTGTTACGGCAGATGTTCCATTCACAGTGACAACTTCTTGGATTACCTCATAATCAGCATTGAGACCAATGATGAGTAGTGAGATTCCAGTGTCTCCTGCTTGTGTGCTTACGATTGACATTGTAAGTGCGGCACTAGGAAACACATAATCTCCTGCGACTTCCCACGGTGTTCTAAACTCAGTTGTTACAATATTTGCAACAGCGCCTGTCGTTCCAAAGATGTTTCTTACAGACGCACCTTTAATCAAACCTCTTACGAGGTTTATTCTCATATCTTCAAGATAATGTGAGTCTGCCATCCTATCGTCCTAATCTTTTCAGTAGGGCTTTGACAGATCGAAGATCCTTGGAGACCACCTTCTGAAACTTCTCTTTGTCAGCGGGTCGTTTCAGGGTGTTGAACATATTGGTCAGTTTCTTGGCATCCGCTTGAGACAGTTTACCTTTCTTACCATCCTTGAATTCAATATCAGATCCCTTTTCTAGATCCGCGGCTTTTCGTATTTGCATAACGACATTCTTATCAGCCGCCTTACGGTCATCATCAGTCGCGTCATTATCTACATCGGCAGGGTCAACCTTTCGTTCTTTCATTGTTGGTTTTTCGTGGGTGTAACCCATCTTGTCCATACGAACATGGTCAGCATACTTATTTGCCTTGTAACCTTTGCCCGTCTTCGGGTCATACATCATGTGTGGTTTGAAGTCATCCTCATCAGCACATTCGTTCTTAGGTTTCTCACCTCTCTCTTTCTTAGAGATTGCGATTGCCGCCTGTTGTGCTGGAGAGACTGCTTCTTTCACCAATAGTTTAGCATCAACAGACTTATCATTATTACCACCAAAGTTTACTTTGACATCACCATCACCGTAGTCCTTCACAACCTTGCCAGACTTCCTTATTGCGTCTCCATAACTTCTAGCAGTCTTTGGGTCGATGCCTTTCTTGAACTTGACCTTATCCCCAACCTTGAGACCTTCATCGACAGATTCAACTTGAGTGTCGATGTAGTCTGCCATACCGTCAAGTTTATCAACCGCAACAGCAACTTTATTTGTCCACCACGTTGGTAGAGAGTCTTGGTCACCTAATTTACCAAGT